CCATCCGAAACCATCATATTTAATGTATTGGTTTTTAAGTTGGTATATTTTTTAATTTCATCTTTAATATATTGTAATTTTGTGTTATTTTCACTAAAATTACTTATGATGTCGCCTCTAGAACTTACAATATCAATATTATATTGTTTTAATCTATTTGTGTATTCTAAAAGTTCATCAGCTATCTTAAGCATCTCTTCATTTATATTAACAATTTCGGTGTATCTTTCTACAATCGTTTTTGATGAAGTAACCATTTCGGGATTTTTGAACGCTGTGAAACTGGTTGTACAAGTGCTAGCGAGAGCATCATCGTCGTATTGGTCACAATTCCTGTATGAAATACCACCCATTGTTATTTTTGGTTTACCGAAATTTCCACCACCGCAATCGCAGCAACCATCCAAGAGTGAAACTTGATTTTTATCAACGTGTATATTTAAATTGTGTGTCTGACTTTTTGGGGCATTATTTTGACATTGTTGTTTCGCTGTTGTTTCACAACTTTTTGTATCCGTAGCAACAAAAGTATTGGTACATTCTTTTATATATGGACCAGCTAAATGACAACCTACCTGACATGCGTTTATTTTTTGAGCATTTTGGTGAGCTGTTTCACATTTTGTTTTACAAGAAAAAACAGCTTCTTTTAATATATTAAAATCACTAACAAATGTTGAATATTTATTTTTATAACTTGTCATTAATTCATTATATTTCATCTTTTTCTGTGTAAAATTCGTAGCAATATTTTTAATATTTGTTTTTTGTTCTGCCGTAAATTTTGACAAATCTATATCTTTTTGATTAATTGTTACTATATTCGTATTTGTTTCGGCGCCCTCAATTACTTTATTCGTAGAAGCATAATTAGATAAATTAAATTCCAAACGGTCGAAAAAGTTTTTTCTGGTGTTTAATAGATTAATACCCTGCATGGAACTTCTCTTACTGCTTTTATGTTTTTTATTATTTTTATTTTCTTTATTTCCGCTTTCAAACAAGTGTTTGAATATTTTATTCATATATAAATATATTTTATATTATATTTTTATAATACAAAATTATTTTTTAAGAAATACCATAATTCCCATTAAAGTAGCTAAACTAATACCCCATGTCACATATTTAAGATGTTCGGATTTAACTAAATATCGACTGTCTCTTATATTACCGTCTAAAGACACTATTTCTTTCTTTAGTTCTTTTATAATTTGTTTTTGAGAATTTAATTTCGCTATATCTTCATCTATTTTTGTGGAATTTTGTCCTATTTTATTATCACTTTCACTTGATTCTGTTTCCACTGTACCCATTGTATCGCGCATCTCAATAGCAATATCCATTAATTTTTCATTTAATTTCTCAACTTCTATATTTGTTGGTAATGTATGTAAAGAACATTCATCATCTGGTCCTAAATCAGACTCAGCGTTAGATTTCAACAAAAGATACGCCTTATCTGATATTTCTCTTATAGGTGCCGAAGAACAACCTTTTGGTAGTTTCGTGGGGTCTTTAAATTGAAAAAATTTACCCTTGTCATCAACCCATCCCATATTTTTAGTCAACAAGTTTTTTACTTTAATACCACCCTCTTTTACAAAAACATCTGTACATTTTTGATATATTTTTGTACCATCTGAAAATTCCTTCATTCGTAGAGGTTCCCCGTCGTCGATTAATTTTCTTTTTTGTGCTTCTGTTATTTCTCTTTCAGGTGGATTACACTCAAATTTTACCAAATCATTGGGATTAAGTGCCATTATTTTTCTCATAACACCTCTATTTGTCACAAAATAACTTTGACCACCATATCTCGCAGTTTTTCCTTTTAAACTATTAATATCTATATCTTCCACCATTCTGGTTTTAATAAGCTTTTCATATGATGTGGTATATTTCTGTAAAACTTTGTTATACTCGAGTTCTAATTCGTGTAATTTATCATTTACATTTACACTTCCTACAGCTCCTTCTATTGTAGAAAACCCCTCTGGCATATTATTTTTAACGTATTTATTGAATTTTCTTTTATTTCTAATGTAATTCATTCCTTGACTTGAAGACATCTTATTTACATTAAATAAAGAAAAGTTATTTATATAATAATTTAAAAATAAACATACCAATCACGCCATAAGAAAGTAAATAGTAGATTATATATATATTATCTTCAATGTTTCTATCGTAAATATCCAATTTTAAAATGTGCGAAGCACTGCTTTTATTTATTGCATTTAAATATTTTTTATACTTTTCTTTATATTTGTTGTTTTTTTTAGAAAAAATTTCATTTTTATGAAGATTTAAATCTTTAAATTCACCCTTAATTGCTTCTAAGTTTCTATAATTATTGAGTGATGGTTGGATAATTTCGTCCTGTAAAAAATCTGCTAAATCACTATTAGCGCTAATATTTTCTTTTTTTTTTTCTTCAGATATTGTAGATTTTTTGCTTTTAATTTTTCCAATTAATTCATATGTATCATTCATTATTCTATCCATGTCTGAAGCATCTTCACTCCCTACTGTATATTTGACAGTCCCTGAAACGGGTTCTGCTATATCTTCATTGCTAAATAGTTTAATATTTTTATCAATATTGTCTTTCAAAAAAGAAAATTTATTTGGCATAATATATATTATTGTAATATTTTAATGACATAATCTGTAGTACTTTGCTTTAATTGAGTTTGATGTTGGTCTGGTTATTTCACAAAGTTCGCCAGGTTTTAAACCGATTGCCTTTGCTACTGGGTCGAATCTGGATATTTCAGGTAATTCGCTATTTTTCGTAATTTTAAATTTTTCGTAAATTTGTTTTTTCTCATCCGTGTTTAATTTTTTATGAGGCGGTACAATGTCGTGATTTAATATATTAAATAAATAATGTTTCATACAGGAAACATTGACAAATATTTTATCTTTTTTAAATATAAACTCCATTAATTCTTCTAAAGTTTTATTAATATTTTGGTCTTTTATAATTATTAACAGTTCGTCATTGGGTCCTAATATTTCTTCTAAAGTGAATAAGTCATCAATATAATCGTACACATGTGATTCTCTTAATTTATTTGAAATATGATATTTTACATAAATTTTTTCTCCACTACTTTTTTCCAATAACATATCTAATTGCTTATTATTGAACATTAATTGAATGGCGTTGATACCAAAACCACGATAATCATTTGTTTCAAACCCCCTTTCATCTAAAATATCGAGTAAAATATTACGTGATTTATATATTTTTGAGATTGTTCTACTATTTTGTTTTTGACTCATTTTATATATTTAATTTAATTTTTTATTTTTATATATTTTAATGAATATATAAAATCAATTTATAGTTGTTTTTTTAATATCACTTTTATCCGATTCCGTGTCTCCATCATCTTTTTCTTCTTCTTTATATGCTAATAACCTAAGGGATTTATTAGTATCGTCTGTTGATATTTTTTCAACAGTTCGTACTTCTTTTTCTTCGTCATCATCGTCTTCCTGTAATTCTTCTTCGGTTAATTGTTTTGGATACCATTGGTCGTCAGCAAATACTTCATCATCATCTACATTATTGTCCTCATCATTATAACTATTACTTTCATCTAATGTAAATGTTTCACTCATAGCCGGTAACTCATCCACATCTAAATTAATATCTTCACTAATTTTCAATTTGTTTGGATCTTCTAAAGATGAAAATTTAGTTATTATATTTTTTTTATCAACCACCGTTAATTCACCGCTTTCCAAACTTTGTAAGGTATATTCATTACTTCTTAAAGAATATCCCAATACAGTAAAATTACCCTTTGATATACCCCTACCCGTTCTGATTTTTACCTTACCGCCGATTTGTAAATTTTCTGATAAACCTTCTAATTCTGGCGCTATATCCACATTGTTGTTGTATACTTCAAAATCACCATATTCATCATCTTCATTCTTACTTGATTCTTCAATATTTTTATCTAATTTTGAAAATTCATCTTCCGTTGAATCAGCCATATCTGGGTTGTATGCGTCAAATTCTGGAGTGTATGCGTCATAATCTGGTGAATTTGAACCCGTTGGGACTTCATCATTGGTTTTACTCATAGCATCTTCTTTACTATCCACTGATTCAACTTTTTTGTTTTTTTTTAAATCTTTCATTTTAAATATATTGATTTTTTCGCCTTCCACCAATGTGGTTAATTTATCTATGTTATTTTCCGTAATTATTCTCATCTGTATATTCATTGTTTTTAATTCCTGCATTAAAAGTTTAAAAGCATACGGAACTTTTATTATACTAAAATCTCTCCCGAAATAACTTTTTTTAATAATATTCATTTCATTTTCTATATTACCTACAAATTTTAAGGGTCCGTCTGCCATTGGACTTAAAAAAAGGTTCCTTGTTTCATTATACGCTGCTATTGTACCGGTTTGATTACATATAGCCATATAATATTGGTCACCTCTCACCATCATAGATTCTTTTACAAATCCACTCATACCATGGGCTATTAAACAATCCCTGTCCATTTCACCAATTCTTAAACCACCGTCATTTGCTCTACCACCCACAGTTTGTCTGGTGAGAACTGTTCTGGGACCTCTGGCCCGATAGTTTATTTTATCTTTTGGCATATGTTTTAATCTCAAATAATAAGTAGGACCTATATATATTTCTGTTTCCAATTGTTCACCAGTCATACCATTATATAGTATTTCATTTCCACTGCTATGAAAACCATTTTGTGATAATACTTTTCCAAAAATTTTATCTTTTGGACCTTTATTAATAAAAGCGGTACAATCACCAGAACTTCCAATTATACTTGCTGTTTTACTTAATAAGGCTTCAACTAAATGTCCAATTGTCATTCTAGATGGCATAGCATGTGGGTTGACTATAATATCGGGTTTTAATCCATCTTCTGTAAAAGGCATTTCACTTTCAGGCAACACAATACCGATGGTTCCTTTTTGACCTGCTCTTGAACAAAATTTATCACCTATTTGCGGAATCCTTAAAGACCGAACTCTTACTTTGGCTATCCGCTGACCTTCTTCGCCCTCCGTAATAAATGATTTATCTACCAACCCTGTTTGACCTTTCTTACATTTTACTGAAGAATCCACGAACATATCTGGTTCGAGTAAGCTGTTTGTAGCTTTTCCGATTACAATAGTTTTTTCATTTAACATTTGGTCCTCTTTTATTAAACCTGTTGTTTTATCTAATTTACTATAATCATAACCTTCTCTAATATTCAAAACGTTGTTATCTTCAATATTCATAAAAGTCGAATTTACTTTTTGACTTGAAATATTACTCGATTCTTCTCTATCTTCATATGCGTTGTAATATGTTGTTGAAAACAATCCTCTTTTTAAAGAACCTTCGTTAATAATAACAGCATCTTCAACGTTATATCCGCTATAACACATAATAGCCACTATTGCGTTTTCACCATAGGGGTGTTCTTCGTTTGTAAAATGTTTTAAATAACGACTTTTTGTTAAAGGTGTTTGTCCATAATTTAAAATTAAACTTGATTTATCTATCCTATTCTGAAAATTTGTACTGTATAAAGAAACCCCCTGTTTTGCTTGCCCACATGAGAAAGCATTTCTAGGATAAGGATTATTTTCGGGGAAAATAATTTGATTTGCCATAAAACCAAGAGTAAGAGAGGGGTGTATTTCAATATGTGTTTCGTTTGTTAAATCTTCTAGGGATGTTGTTGATTTCATTAGTTTCATTCCTTCTCCTTCAAAAGCATCAACATAGTCTATTATCCCCCTATTTTCAATAAGAACTTTATCAGATATCTTTTCTTCGTATATGCTATATTTATCAAGTTGATTTAACTTTTTATTAAAACCACATGTCATATCATTCCAAGTAATATCATCTTTATTAAATTTGTCAATAAATGATTTATTTTTAAAACTAGGTCCTTCTGCGTCAATATAAAATAATGGTCTACATAATCTTCCAGCATCTAACCATATTTGTATTTCATTTCGTTTAATATCAAACAAAATACTTGAATATAAATAAATTAAATTATTTCGTCTATGTATTTTCATAGTATTCACAATCATAGTGGGTTCTTTCGTACAACCTACCCAAGCACCATTAATGAAAATTTTTGTTAATTTTGCCAGCATAATTTTTGAACACTCTTCGATTAAAATCATGTTTATTTTTTTCAAGTAGTTAATATATGGTTTTACTTTTACACCATTTGTAATGTGAACAGATGTCGCTAAGTGCTTATGTAACCCCACGTTTCCACCATCGGGCGAATGTAATGGACACAGTAAACCGTATTGCGTGGCGTTTATTAATCTAGGCTCTATACTTTTACTAGAATCTCCTATGTGTAAATTTGTTTTTCTTAGTTGACACATAAAAGAAAAGAATGAAAGTCTATTTAAACTTTGAACAACGCCAACGCGTTTTGTATGTACCTCTGCCCCCCAATTACCCTTAAAAGCTTTATTAAATCCTTCTTGGACTAATTTTTCTGAAAAAAATAAATCTTTATTCTTGGTAAATAAAGATGGAAAATTCTCATTTTGATAGGATAATGCTGAACCCCTTTTAAAAAAATATTCTTTATCTATTTTCAAATGAATACTATCCAGTTCTTTTTTATAATATTCTCTAAATAATTCTGCTAGTAAAATCCCGGTGTGTTCGATTCTTTTCGCAGTATATTTATCTCTATTTGTAGGCAATTCAGCTTTTATAAATACAAGGAGTAATCTTTTTACAATATATCCAAGATACAATGCTTTGTGCTTAAAATTAAGCTCCCCTATATGCGGTAAAAAATAGTCCATAAGGATACCCATTACATGTTTTATAGTTTTTCCTTTTGTTAATGTTGCGATGTACTTTAATGCTGCCTGTTGTGTAAATATATTACCAGCGTCATATACAGAAGGTATAAATAAATCAATAATATCATTGTGTTTTTTCATATCCAATAAACATGTTTCAATAATTTCTTTATCGGAAATTATACCCAAAGCTCTCATTAAAATAAATAATGGAACTGGTTTTCTAACATTTGGAACATTTACAACGATGTTTTTATTATTAGTGGTGGTTTGGTCGGCTACAATTCTTACAGATAAAGTTCTTATTGGTTTGGAAGCATCTTCTGAAACGGAACGAATTTCTGCGGAATGACTGTATAAATCATTTACTTTATCTTTTATGTAAAGTATATTATTAGCCCTACCTTCCTGTGAAACAATGGCTTTTTCTTTCCCGTTAATTATAAAATAACCACCTTTATCATTGCGACATTCACCTAAATTATAACAAGCAGATTTTGGTAAATTATTTAATAAACATAAATAAGATTTTACCATTAACGGAAATTTTCCAAGTAAAACTTTCTCAATGGTCATTGTATCAGTGATTGTTTGAAACTTAGCTTCTTTTGCTTCACCATCTTCTTTATCAACTAATATAGTAAACTCAATGTCTATATCATAATGAATCGTAAAATAATATGTCATATTTCTTAAACGTGCTTCATTTGGAAACATATAGTGTGTGCGTTCATCCAAATCTTTTTTATCATAAATTATAGGTTTGCCATAATATATTTTTTCACCATTTTTTCCTCCAAAATACATCTTGGATGTGTATCTATATTGATTCGTTTCTTTGTCTAACTCTGCTACAAATTTTTTGGGATTATTATCAATCATAATATTTTTTAAATCTTGTCGAAAAAATTTGTTATAGGAGTCTAAATGATGTTTTACAATTAATGATGGATTATCTCTAAAAAATATGTCTATACATTTAAAAGAATTTTCAATATTCATTATATATAATCTCATGTATTTTTTTTTAAAATAAAATTTATTAATATGATTTTATTTTAAAGTAAATATGATTTTTTAAAATTAAATATGATTTTTTAAAATTAAATATGATTTTTTAAAATTAAATATGATTTACATGAACAATTTTTGTTTCAACCACTTTTGTTTCAACAACTTTTGTATTTTTTAATAAAAATAACATTAGTAATCCAGTTAAGATAAACATTCCTAATATTGGTAATAAAACGATAATCCATGATATGGTGGAATATCCCTTTGAACACAATTTCTGTAAAATAAATACCCAGATTGCGATATAAATTAACTTAAACATAAAGAAAACTTTATTGTTACAATTTGAGTGTGCTTTAAACAAACCTATACAATATTCATATGGTTTTGCCATATTTTGATAAAATAATAAGAATAGACTAAATAAAGAAATAACTAAATAAACTTGTGCAGGTAAACATAATTTATTAAATAAATGCCATATGTCCATATATATATATTTATACGAAAAAATTACATTCGTTTACTTTCAACAGTTACATCGGATGACTGAACATTATGGTCGCCATTCCAAGTTCTACCTAAATTTGCCATTGTATTTTGAGCCGATCTAAACAAAGAAACGCCATGTCCTAAACCAAAGTTAATAGCTGATTGTGATAATCCACCACCTCTTTGGGCATTGCCACCTCCAATACCGGGTATGTATGATTGTGTTGATTTAGCGTTTAAATCAAAATCGTATTTGTTTTGTGCTTTCCCGGTAATAATTTTACCCATATTTATAGCATTATTACAACTAAAATTGTTATTTAAAGCGCCACCTCTTTGTTTGGCACATCCTTTCTGCTTGTATTTTTTCATTTTTTTCATTTTTTTTCGTGATTTAGATTTCTTTAAAGAACGTCTGTATCTTTTATTATTTAAACACTTACATTTCTTTTTAATACATTCTTTACACCTTTTAAGCTTTTTCCCACCACGTTTTACACCGCAATATTTGTTGCTACATTTACAACTATGTTTATTTTTTTTTGTTTTTCTTCGATTTTTTCTCCTTGGTTTTCTACGCGTTGGCATTTGTATATATATTTAAAATATTAAATTTAAATTCACTAAATTTCTTAATATATCTCTTCATTATGCTTTAATTTTATCCAAATAATAACCTATACCGTAATTGTCATTTTTAAAAATATAACCACTCTTAGCCCCAATAAATGTTTTACTGGGTATAAATGGTTCTAAATTATTCTTCATTGTTTCTTTTGTTTTATATTTTTGTGTATAAAAATATATACCTATAGCTAAAGCAATACCAATCAAAATAACTATCATAGATAGAAATATATTATATTAAAATTATATTTCTAACTTTTAATATCTCTTTTTGTTTTTCTTTTTACGACGCGATTTTCTTTTGAGTTTTGCGTTTTTTACTGCTTTCGATGATGCCATAATATATATTTAAAATAAAAAATGTATCTTAAATAAAAAATGTATCTTAAATAAAAAATGTATCTTAAATAAAAAATGTATCTTAAATAAATAATTATAATAAACGCGATAATTTAAACAATATCTACATGTGTCAGGAAATGTCGTCTACAGCAAATTTTAGTTAAACCTAATTCATCCATCGTTTTTCCTTCTGGGGTTTTTTCGGTCGTTTTTTCTGTTAAATATATAACTCTATTCTCATTTAAACTATCATCGGCTTTCATTTTTTTAACCGTTTTAATATAGTAATTGTATTTATCGGCTAATACTTTACCACATGTAAAACATTTAATTGGGATAATCATTTTATATATATATTTTAAAAATATATTTATAAATCAATTTATTTTTATACTTTAAATTTTTTATTTTTGTAATAATATTCATCATATCCTAAATTTGCGTGTGATATAGATGGACCAGCCTTATCTCCCGGGATACAAGATGCCTTATTTGTTTTATCCTTATACTCGGGCCAAATACAACAATCATAATCCATACATCTTTTTTTTCCTAGTTCGCCTGACCCTTTTCTCTTACATAATTTTTGAACTTTATTTAAATCCTCGCTACAATGTTTTTTTCTTTGTTCTTTCAACATCTTATCGGTATTTGTATATCCTTCTAAAACATATACATCGCTGGTAATTGTATCGTCCTCTTTAAATGAAACATCGGCAATGGTTAATAATATAACAACGACCATTAAAAACAAACTCATTGTGAAAATAATAACAACATTTTCAAAAATAAAATTTTTTGTTTTGATTACTGATTTTGTGGCACCGTCTAAAACCATTTCAGTGCTTGGTATATTGGGTATTTGTGTTTCCATAATATTATATATTGAGATATTATGTTTCTATTAATTGATAACCATTTGATGTTTTTACTTTTTTATGTATGATATTATTTTTTGTAACTGTTTTATGACATGCTTTACAAATATTTATTAAATTTGCTGTATGATTTTTATTAAAATGTCTTATATTTCCTAAATTGTCAGCATGTTCTTGTGGGATTAAATGATGTATCTCTTCCCCTTTATTACCACATAACTCGCATATATTTTTAATTTTTTTAAAATTGTATCTAGAGTTACTATTTTCCAATAAAGGTGTATCTTCGGGATAAACTTCATTGCGTATTATATTTAATATGTCCATGAAATCGTTAGATAATCCCATACTTTTACAAACCTCCAGCCCATACATATTTCTCCCAGTACCATTCTTCAAATGTCTATCATATATAAGTCTACCGTTTTTGTCGTCATAAATAACAGATAGATGTTTCATTTTTAATGTTGATATTTTTTTCACTCTAGGTACAGTCGCTAATTTGTGAAAATGTGTAGCAAAAATATAACTGGATTGTCTTTTTGAAAGCATATCCAAACTCCCTGTAAAAATAATAATAGCACTTTTATTTTCTGTACCAGAACATAATTCATCGCCTAAAATCAATGAATTTTTATCAGCTAATTCGTGTATAGTTTTGAGTTCGCTAATTTCAACACCAAATGAACTCAACCCCTTAAAAATATTATCATTGCCTAAAATTCTCGTAGATAATACTTTATACGGATTATAAATAAATTCACTACATGGTACAAATAACCCGGCCTGTGCCATAATAACAGTCATCCCAATAGATTTTATTAAACTTGATTTACCCACCGCGTTTGTTCCATATAATAGTATACCATCTGTATTATCTATACCCAATGAAACATTATTTGGAACATATAATTCATTTTGGTTGATGTGTTCTATTAAAGGATGTCTTATTTCTGTGGCATTTAAATACGACTTTTCGGCTTTTTTTATGACAGGTTTGCAATATCTAAATTTTCTAGCAATAAAAGCCTTTGTAATAATTAAATCTATAATACCGGTAAACTTAATAATAATATTAATTTCTTTAATGTATTCCTTTAATTTTGATAAAAAATCATTATAACACTGTTCAATTAATTCTGAAAGAATATTTGAAGATTGTAAATGAGTATCATAAATTTTATTTAACGTAATGCTACTTAATTTACAATAATTTTGTGTAGTTTTTATTGATTTAAAATTGTTAAATGAAACATTGAATTTCTTATTTGTGTTATCATATTTAGATTTGTAATCTAAAGAAACGTCAATATTGTCTAAATTTTTAGATTGCTCTTTTAATGTTAATTTAATAATTTCAGATCTTTTTGAGGTGGCTTCCATCCATAAACCACTCTTTTGGGTATCTTTCAAGCGGACAAATGATTTTATTTTTACCTTTTTTTTTTCTTTTCTTTCAACTAAAGATGATAAATACTTTTGAATGGCAATGATTTTTTGCATATTTTCCACATATTCCATATCCATTGAATCTAAATGAGGGAAAACTTTTTTATTGAAAAAGTTAACATCATATGTTTTATTTGTTATTTCAATGGCTTTTTTAAAATTAATGTATTTATTTAAAAATTTCTTTAAATTTTTACACTTTTTAATTATATCTATATCAATATTTTTATTAATATAATCATCAATTACTTTATGATTTTTAATTGAATTCTTTGCTTCTAACAAAACAGATATGTTGGAATATAACTCTGTTATTTCATTTGGTGTAATCTTATTTAATATAATTTTTCTTTCATATTTTTCAATATCTTTTATTGATTTTAATTTTTTTCTTATTTCTTCAAAATCATTATAATTTTCTAAAATATAAGATGTAATTTCATATTCTTTTTTAAGAAAAGGTATGTCTGTTTTTGGGTGAAGAAGGTTATATGAAAATAATCTTTCACCAATGGGTGTAACACATCTATTTAAAAATTTTTCCAAATTTGATAATTTAGAATTGGTATGATTTTGCCCACTATTAATAATATTCAATTGTTTTAAAGAATGTGTTGCCAATAACAAATTGTTTCCCGTATTATCATATTTTGGTTCATTTAAATTTAAAACTAAACTGGGATTATGTTTTTCTATGTAATAAATTAAATAAACCAAGCTTTGTGTCGCCCATGGGTATTCTTTTAATCTATTACTTTCGTAAAATACGGCAAAATCATTGATATTGTAGTATTTATTAAGTAACTCTTCTTGCCATAACTGTTTTTCACACTTTAATGCTGGTGCGGTATTAATATTATCTTTATCATTTATATTAATTTTTTTCACCTGAATATCACCGATGCCAGTAAAATTAATAATATCTTCGATTTTTCTATTGTTTTCATAATTATGTATAATTATAATTTCTTTTGGTTTATAGATAGATATGAACCTTTCAAAATCATCAAAAATACATGGTTCGTGAATATTGTTTGATTGTTTGGTGTATTGGAATAAATTTACATTTCCCGTGAAAATATCGATACACGCAAATCCCAAACAAATTTTAGGTTTTTTTGATATTTTACTTATTTGAAATGATTCAACCCATATACACATAATACAATTAGTCAGTTCCCTTGTTTGTATATCAAAGTTTGTACCTATTGAAAAAATACCCATCTCTTGTCGCAATTTCCCCTTATTAATAACATCGTCCCCTACCTCTTCCCATACAATCACTGTAAATCCTTCTTTATTAAGCTTCGGGACATATTTTTCCAATGGCACGCAAATATTATATCCCGACATTTTTAATTCTTTATTTTTATGTTTGCCTTTCATTTTAACTTTTTTTGATGCGATGGCCATATCCAGAATGGACGCATATGATTTAATATGACTATCTGATAGTTCGCCGGTTTTGTTATTTTTCAAACCATATATTTCAAAAAAAGAACCACATTGCCATAACAACATTATATTGTCACCATATATTCTAGTGTAATGTTCCAATTTATTAAAATATTCTTCAATCATGGAAGGCATCCTTATAAATATATTATGAAAATCTTTAATACTATTGTCATAATATTTTAATTATTATTGCTCCAGTTATGCATTAAAATATCTTCTGCGTTTTCACCACCGCTATTTGTAATATTACCCGAACTATAACAATTAACATACATATCCCTTAAAATTTTATTCGGTGCGGAAGAACCTACTTTAATTAAAGAATGTTCCACTAAGTATCTTTTGATATCTCTCATTTTTTTCTTATTTAAATGTCGAATATCTTTATCAACTAATCTTCTTGTTCTCTTATTTTTAATTAAAATACCAACCTTAGATGTTTTTTTGTTTTTACCCAACTCAAATATTTTTTTTGTTTTTTTACTTTTAATCTTAAATTTTTCTTTTTTATTGTGTTTTAAAATATTATTTTTAAGAAATTTACTTTTTAAATTTTCTAGTTTTTCTTGACGACTTGGTATATTTTTTTGAAAATTATTAACGGTATTTGTGATATTCTGCTCTGTTCCAAACGTAGAATCATCTTTGAATGCTAGAACAGGAGATTCTTTAGTTTGTTTATATTTTGAATATAACATTTTTTTACCATTTTTTAATATACCATATGGAGGGTCAGGAGAAATAGAATTTGATAATAAATTATTTCCATGTTTAGATGTATTTACATCTACTGGAATAATGTGTGCTACCAATTGTTCTTTATTTTCTTCGTGTCTTTTATGTTTTTTATGTTTTCTTGTTTTTTTTTTCTTAATAATTTCTTCCATAAAATCAACAGCATTGTTGTAATCGGTTTTAAATGAACTATCTATGCCTTTGGTGTCTGTATCTAATTCTTTTTTTGCCCTTTTCTTTTTCCTATAATCTTTAATTTTGTTTATCATTTTTTGTTTTAATACATTTTTTTGTAGCATATTGATATTTTTTTTAATATTATTTTTTTGTGTCTTCTTTTTTGATTTTTTTGATTTTTTTGACATACTAAAGAAATCTGGATTTACGGAAATAGTTTTTGTTGCCATGATATTAAATAAAAAGAAAATGAAAATGAAAATTAAATTTAAATTGATATTAAATAAATATTAAATAAATATTAAATTAAATTAATTATTAAAATTATGGACTCCAAAAATACTTTAAATGATTTAAGTTGGAAAATAATAGAATCGTATTTTAAAGAAAAGTATCTAACTAGGTTGGTAAGACATCAAATAGAGTCATATAATTATTTCATAGAAAATCAAATTGAAGAAACTATTAATATGTTTAATCCTGTGAGGATTGTATCAAATAAAGATGTAAATGAAAAGGGTATATACAGTTTGGAAATACTAATTAACTTTAAAAATTTTCAGATTTTTAGACCACAAATTCATGAAAATAATGGCGCTACTAAAATCATGTTCCCCCATGAAGCCAGATTGAGAAATTTCACATATTCTGCGCCTATGAAAATAGATTTGAATATCGAAATCATTAAAAGAACAGGTGAAGATTTAAGTCATCAAGAAAAGATATACAAAAATCTAAAGGCGATTCATATTGGTAAAATTCCAATTATGCTAAAATCAAATATCTGTGTATTGAAACTATTTTCACACTTGAATGTTGATATTACTAAAGAATGTAAATATGATCCCGGTGGTTACTTTATTATTAGTGGTTCTGAAAAAACAATTTTAGCACAAGAAAGAGCTGCCGCAAATAATGTTATGTGCTTTAATATTAAAAAGAATAATAACAAATGGTCTTGGTTGGCGGAAATTAAATCCATCCCCCTCGATAAATGTATTTCACCAAAACAAATAAATATTACAATTTCCACCAGAAATTCTGGTTATGGTCACAATATTGATATTAATATACCAAGAATTAAACAACCCATTCCTATAATTGTACTTTTCAGAGCCCTCGGTGTTATTTCAGACCGAGAAATCGCTGAATTTGTATTATTAAACATAGACGATGATAGTAAAAAACAAATGTTATATGGACTTAAATCATCTATGGTTGTTGCCAATAAATATTTGACTCAAGAAGAAGCACTTGAATATATTGTTAATTATTCAATGTACACGCCTATTAAAATGACAAAAGAAGAAGGACATAGAAAGAAGACAGAGTTTACTAAAAATGTTCTTAAAAATGATTTATTTCCTCATTGTAAAACAAAGATACAAAAAATATACTTTCTGGGTTATATGGTAAATAAGTTATTACAAACTAGCTTTGGTTGGAGGAAACCAGATGATAGAGATTCATATAATAATAAACGTATTGATTTGGCTGGTAGTTTAATCAATAATTTGTTTAGAAATTATTTTAACAAATTGGTAAAAGATATGCAGAAACAAATTATCCGTGAAATAAATAATGGTTCGTGGAAATCTACAGATAATATTAAAAATATTATCAATCAAACAAATATATATAAAATAGTAAAATCAACAACGATTGAAAATGGAATTAAAAGAGCATTGGCTACTGGAGATTTTGGTATAAAAAGTCATAATTCGAGTAAAGTTGGCGTGGCTCAAGTTTTAAATAGATTAACTTATATATCAACGTTGAGTCATCTTCGCAGAATTAACACACCAATAGATAAAAGTGGTAAACTTATCCCACCGAGAAAATTACATAACACACAATGGGGATATATATGTCCAGCTGAAACACCGGAGGGACAATCCGTTGGCGTTGTTAAAAATATTAGTCAATTGGCCCATATTACTATACCAAGTACTGTAAAAACTATTTTCAATATACTGGATGGTCAGATTGTGGAAATAAATGAAGATACCCCTATAAACGCCTATTGGAATAAAGTTAAGGTTTTTGTAAACGGTTGTTGGATCGGTATTACAAACGAACCGATTGAACTATACAAAAAATTAAAAACATACAAATATAAAGGAATTATAGATATTTTTACAAGCGTTGTTTTTGATATAAAATCGTTAGAAATATTTATTTGTAATGATGCTGGTAGATTGACTCGTCCGTTAATTAAAGTTAGGGATAATAAATTAATTTTAAATACAACAAATAAAAATTATATCAATAGTGTAAATTGTAATTGGGACGAGTTATTTGTAAACCATGAATTGGATGAATCTCTGTTAGAATATGTTGATTCAAAAGAACAAAGTCATTCACTTATTGCGACAAAAGAAAGAGAATTGTACAACCAATCAGATATTGTATATAATTATACTCATTGTGAAATACACCCAAGTACCATTTTTGGTATTCTGGCTAGTTGCATTCCTTTCCCAGAACATAATCAATCTCCAAGAAATACATACCAATGTGCCATGGGAAAACAAGCAATGGGAACATATACCACGAATTTTAATAGTAGGATGGATAAAACAGCATATGTACAGAGTTACACAATGAGACCGTTGGTTGATACAAGGCTTATGAATATTATAAAACTAAATGAAATTCCAAGCGGCTGTATGGTTGTTGTAGCTATTATGACATATTCTGGGTATAATCAGGAAGATTCTATTATATTTAACGAAGGTTCATTGAAAAGGGGTTTATTTTCAGCTACCATTTATCATACCGAAAAGGATGAAGATAAAAATATTCATGGTGATCAGGAAATCAGGTGTAAAGCGGATAAAACAAAAACAAAGGGAATCAAATTTGGGAATTACGAAAAATTAAATGAAAATGGAATTATACCAGAAAATACAAAACTGGAAAACAGAGATATTATCATAGGTAAGGTTATCCCTATTAAAGAAAATAGGAATGACCCTACGAAAGTTATTAAATATAAAGATTTTAGTAAAATTTTTAGAACAAATGAAGAGTGTTTTGTGGATAAAAATTATATCAATAGAAACGGCGATGGTTATACGTTTGCTAAAATTAAAACAAGAACATATCGTATTCCAGAAATTGGAGATAAATTTAGTTCAAGGCATGGACAAAAGGGTACGATTGGATTAATTTTACCGGAATCTGACATACCATTTACAGCTGAAGGTTTAAAACCTGATATAATTATTAATCCGCATTGTATTCCTAGTAGAATGACTATGGCGCAACTTAAAGAAACCTTACTGGGTAAAGTTCTTTTAGAATTGGGTTTATTTGGTGATGGAACAAGTTTTGGAGAATTTCCTATTAAAGATATTTGTGAAAATTTGAAAAATTTAAATTATGAAAAACATGGTAATGAAGTATTATACAATGGAATGACTGGTGAGCAATTGGAAACAGACGTTTTCATTGGTCCAGTCTTTTACCAGAGACTGAAACATATGGTTGCTGATAAAGCACACTGTAGAAATATTGGGCCAATGGTTGTATTGACAAGACAACCCGCTGAAGGTAGAAGTCGCGACGGTGGCCTTCGTTTCGGGGAGATGGAGCGTGACTGTTGTGTTTCACATGGCGCGGCTAACTTTATTAGAGATAGAACATACCACTGTAGTGACAAGTATGAAGTACATATATGTAATTGTTGTGGTATGATTGCCATATTCAATGCTGATAAAAATATTTACACCTGTAGACAATGTAATAATTATACAGATTTCAGTCGTGTTAAAATTCCATATGCGTTCAAGTTATTAATGCAAGAATTGATTACCATGAATATTGCCCCTAGAATTATTACAGAGGCTAATTAACAATATGTATTTAATATTTATCATATATATATATTATGGTATTGGATAATTATTTAACAAAAATATCAGACAATTTTGTTGTCATTTTTGTTTTTATCTTAATTGTATCTGGTAATTATATTGGCGAATTATTACCATGTAGGGTACAATTTATGTTACGACATAATATATTATATAAACACTTTTTTGGAATTTTAACTATGTTTTTCTTTGTCCTTTTAGCATTACCCGAATATAAAAGTAAAGGTATTCTTGAAAATAGTGTTATTGTTGTATTTTTTTATTCTTTCTTTTTACTTTTAGCAAAAACACACTATAAATTTTGGATGGGTATTATGTTTTCACTGGCACTTTTATATATATTTTCGATTTATAGAAAGGGTTTGGATGCTGGGGAATCTAAAAATAAAATAATATTACTTGAAAAGATAATGAGTATAGGTATTTTAACAGCTTCTTTTATTGGTGTTATTGTTTATTATCTTGAAAAAAAAATGGAATACAAAAAGAATTTTTCAATATATAAGTTTGTTATTGGTACGGTTACATGTAAACATAATAAGGCTAAACGTCTAATTTAATTAACTTTATTTATCCAATTTGAACGCATAAATCGTTTGTGTTTTGGCGTTGTCCAAGATATTGGTGTTTTCACTTTCATTGGTGTTTTCACTTTCATTGGTGTTGGGTTATATCGTATATATTGAATAGTCTTATTAGTATTGTTCGTTTTATACGTATTAGGCTTTGTCATATTTTTAATTATTTCTTTAAAAATACGTTTTAACATAATTTTTTTAAATTGTAAATATTTGTTAAATATATTTTCAATTTAAATAAATAAATTTATAATACTTTCATGAGTTTGGTGAAATTCTTCTTTTAATTCGGATGGTATCTCATTAAAATCTATAATTTTTTTGTTACGTTTATAAATTTTCATACAATCTTCTTTTAAGAAGCGTTTCTGGAGAGATTTCTTATCATTCCACAATTGTAAGGCTGTTTTCTTACCGCATCTTTTAAATACTCGAGGGATATTATCACTTTTATCCCCAAGTATAATCTTACAAAATAAGTCACATTTAGCATTACCAGACGAATTTTTTTCAGAGCGTAACGGTTTGTGTTTTAGTGTATATATCTTTAAATTTTCATCCAATAGCTGCATGTAATCATGATCTGCTGTAATAATAATAATATTCACATTATTATTTTTTTCCAGAAGTTTTCTTGAAAATAAAGCAATACCATCGTCTGCTTCTAGTTTAGGATGATATAGAATATGTTCCACGCCAGCTGCTTTAAATAGCTCGTCGTATGCCATTTCGAAGAAAGGTTTACCATAAAAATTACTGTAATCACGTGTCGCTTTATATTCGTCAATAAAATCATTTCGCCAAATATCTCGCCGAGGACAATCTTTACCTACAATATATGTAGGATTTTTCATTTTATGTTTTTTAGCAATTTCTTGTATTTTTTTAATAAATGTTCTCTTGAAACAGTCTATAAAATCAGGAGATTCATATGGATTTTCAGGTAAAGGAGGTTCTTTTTTGGCAATTTTCCACCAAGCAATTATAGCATAATATCTGAAAAACACAAAGTAACTACCATCAATGATAATTAAATTTTTTTCAGTGATAGAAGACATATTATAATGAACATATATAAATATTTGTTTATATCAATTTATATAATGGGACATGGTTGTCAATATAAGAAATCAACATCAAAGATGAGATGGAAATGGAGAAAAAAAAGAGTAAGACGTTTGCAACGAAGAAGGCGTAAACTTCGTTCAAGAGCCAAATAATGTGTTTATTTTATATATATATGGAGGTTGTTATCAGCAATATGAAAAAAGTACAAAGAAAAATAAATTATAAATTAAAAAAAATAAGTGAAAACAAAAAACAACAAAAAGATTTTTGTGATTACAAGACTAAATATACTTTAGAAGAAAGAAAAAATCAAGCAAAATTAATTATGGAAAAATATCCCGAAAGATTTCCAATTATATGTGAAGTTTCACAACAATTACCAAGTTTAGATAAACATAAATATTTAATTCCGGGTGATTTAAAAAGTGAAACATTTATATTTATTATTAGAAAAAGAATTAACTTACCACCTGAACAAGCCATGTATTTTTTCATAAATAATAAGGTGATGGTATGTAGTTCGACAATGGCACAGCTATATGAAAGACATAAAGATGATGATGGGTTTTTATATATTTATGCTTGTGCGGAAAGTACTTTTGGATAAAAAAAATATTTTTATATATTATAAAATGTCAACACCGCTTATAGACCCTATTAGAAGTAGTTATTCAGTTCCGGGACCCAC